ATGAACATTCGCGCTACCGGAGTGACGCTTTCATTTGTTGTAAAAGATCCGCTGGCAGCAAAAAAGCTAATGTTACCCGCATTGGTAGTTGTGCCCGATATGCCAAACTGGATGCCAGCATATGCGTTCATGTCGCCATGTGCGATTGTGTATGTAGAGCCTGTGCTACCAATCAAATTTCGGGTGATGGCTGGGTTGTAGGCAGCGTTAGTGCTGGCGTTCGTGAGATAGCCCGAGTATCCGGCTTCGTCCGTCTGCGCCCACTGCATTGTCCCGTTGACGCTGAGTTTTTGCGCTGGCGTGATCGTCCCGATGCCGACTCCTCCCGTGCCCGCTGGCGTCAGAATCACGCTGGTATTCCCGCTGCCGCCCGCGAGCGTCAGGTTGGTCGCGGCGGGGGAGGTGAGGGATGTAAGTACGCCGGTGGTCGTCCACGACGCGTTGGTCCCGTCTGTCGTCAGTAGCTTACCCGAATTGCTGGTTTGGCTGGGCAACACACCAGTGCCTGTGCCCCACGACGGATTAGCTGCGGCTCCGTTGGTAGTTAGAAACTGTCCGGAACTCCCGGGAGTTAGGGCTGTCCAAGCGGACGCACTACGGTATATCACAGACCCCTGAGTGCTTCCAAAAGCCACATCAAATTGAGCGGTGGGGTTAGGTCCAAGCCCAGCAAGGCTTATTGGACCCGTGTCTTTTTTGAACTCAAACTTTAATGGTGCGCTCATGGTAGTTCGACAGAAACAAGAGTAATGGTTGGGCTACCGCCAAGGGCCGGAGAGTTGAACCAGGTGTAAAGATACCCACCGTTGTTGACAATAACACCAGTGGTGTCATAAGCGTCAGCGGACTGGCCAGCTAACACCCGGATGAGACCAGCCATTGGCCGGAGTTTGGGAACCAGCGTCGCATCGGCGGTCAAATTAAATGGCGAGATTGCGTAGAACAGCTCGACAGCGTCAGACTGATTGTTGTTAATCCCTTTGACGACCTGCAGGTTGAGAACAACAGCGGTGGTGCCGACGGCCAGCGTGGTTTTAGTCGGGCTGCCGCCGACGACCTCAGCCGTGGTGCCAAGCGCGACTGCGTTGTAAATAGTTGTATTGGTCATGATCAATAATTGATACGAACGGATGAGATTTGTTAATTCAACGTCATGTCGCCGTCGACAACGTCAGAGTCGTCGCGGGCTGGATTGAGAGTGACGTTGCCGAAAGATTCGTCGCCGATTGGACCGGGGTAGGAGTCGGCCGCTGACCAGGTGGGGTTGTTGATCATGAGACGGTAGAGGCACTCCATCATGTGGTCGTCTTTGTCAACAGGCTGGTTGGTCTTGTGGTCGTAGGAGTACCGGGCGAGTTCCCAGAGGGTGCGGTGGACGGTGGGGACCAGCATGAGACCTTTGGGAGAGCGTTGGTTGAAAACGCCCTTGAGGTGCAGGATGCCGTGGGTTTTGGCCTTGGAGGCTTTGTGGACGGGTAGGCCGGCGACCGCGAAGGCCTGTGCGAGGGAGGCGCCGGTTTCCGGGTCTTCGATCCAAGCGGCGGGTTCGCACTTCGGCGGGAGGTAGTTACGACCGGCGAGTTTGGCCAGGATCAGGGAAGCGAGTTCGGTGGCGGAGGTGTGGAGGAAGATTTCGTCATAGACGATGGGGAGACCGGATGGGCCGACCGCGATGAACAGCACGGCATGGGGCGTGCGGGGATGGGTGTCGATCGCGGTGTAGATGAGGTAGTCCTTAGGCGGGTTGTTGAAACCGGACCAGCCAAATGGGACGTCGGTGAATAGGTGGGTGTCCTTTTTGAACTCTTTGTAGACGAGGCCGGCGAGTTCCAGCGGCAGGCCGTTCATGCGGCATTGGCGTTCGTCTTCGGTGATGAGTGCTTCGAACTCTGCGATGCCGGCTTTGGTTAGGAAAGGGTTGTCGTAGGTGGAACCGATTTCGCACCAAGCGGAGGGAAGGATGTCCTTTGGGTTCTCCGGAAAGAACATGTCGTTGATCCAGAGTTCGGTGAGAGGCGTGAGGGTGAACCAGTCGGAGCCGCCGCGGTCGATAAGTCCACGGGCGTTGGCGACGTACATGTCGCGCGGGCAGGGTTCGTCAATGTGCAGGAAGTCCCAGTCGGAGGATTCAGAACCGTACGGGCTGCGCTTGAAGGACTCGACGGTGTCGAAGCGAAGGACGCTGCCGTTGGCGCAGATGATGGTGTCGATGGCGCCTGCGTGGTTTTTGACGGCGGAGGTGACAAAGCCGTCGGGCAGGTATTTCCAAATCTTGCCGGTTTCGTGACTGGTCCAGATTTCGTCCACCTTGTCCCAGTCGTTGGTGATGACGAGACCTTTGTTGGCGTGTTGTGGGATACCGGCGGTTCGGGATGGGTCGCCCTTGGGGAAGAATGGACGGTAGCCAAGGAGCCAGGAGCAGTCTTCGGCGGCGCCCATGGTGGACTTGCCGGAACGGTTGCCGGCGCGGTACATACGGTGTTTAGACCCACCCGCGCGGTGGAAGGCGTCTTGCTTCGGGTAGGGACGGTAGTAGAGGAGACCGAAACGCTTGGCGAGGTCCAACTGACGACGGCGCAGTTCGAGTTGACGAGACTGAAGCTGCGTCAATTCGATGTCGTCAATGGAAGGCTCAAGCAGGTCGGTCACGATCGGGCGTTGGCGGAAGTAACACCCAGACGCGCCAGTTCGGCCTCGACCTTTTCCAGTTCGGACTGTACTTGGTCTTTGGCGTCGGCGGCTGAGTGAATGTTGAGTGCGGTGATGGATTCGACGTGGACGGTTGGTTTGCCCAGGAACCGATCGAGAAGGGAGTTGGCCGCGGAGAGTCGGGTGGGGCCTTTTTGGTCCAGGTCGTCACGCAGGTCTCGGAGGACTTCTAGCGAGGTGACGACTTCACCTTCGAGAAAGGAACGGACCATGTCCTTGCCGGCGGCTTCAGTGATTTCCTTGAGTCGGGAGACGAACCAGGGTTGCCGGGTCAACGACGATATGGACGGGAGGGAGAGACCGGTGACGGCGGAGATTTCCCGACGGGTTCGACCGGAGGCTAACAGGTAGGCGACAGTCAGATGCACCGGCTTCTCCTCCATGATGGTGGTCTGGGAGGTGACCGTGTTGTCCATGGCGGCAACCTGCGCACGGCGACGGTCCAACTTATCCTCCCGACTGTCGAATCGGGTGGCTGCGTCCTGACTCGGATGCGGGACGTCGATCAGCATGGTGTGTATCAGTTATTGATGCGCACCGGGAGGGCAGTCATCGGCGCCTCGGTCGCGCGGATGATGGCGGCAACGGCGGGAGTCAGCGTCGCACCGGCTGAGCCGATGGTCACAGACACACCACGACGTTGGAAAATCCCGAGCTGCGGAAATGCGTTGGCCTTGGCCTTGCTGGCTGAAGATTCGATTACCATGACCTCAGCGTGACCGATCACTCCCACCCCGCCGAGCCAATTCGCAGCCACCGCATCCGTGGCTTCTGCCGCTGCGGCTTTTTGGGTGGCACAGACTGCGTCGGGTTTTGCAAATTGAAAACCGCAGGTAGTGAGTATGAGAGCTACCATGGGCCCCCGGCTGGGCAAGGGTACCCAAAAGGCAAGGGCGGGTGGGACGGAATGGCGCAGTGAGACAAGTTGGCACTGTTCCCATGGCTAGGTAGCAAGGGAAGCGGATAGGCAAGCAATCACGCAGGCCATCCGTTTTATCCTATGAACCAAGCACTAATGACAGAGATTCAGGAAGCGACTAGCAAAGCGGCGAAGGACGTGGTAAGGGCGCAAATTGCCAAGGGCGCGCCGAATAAAGGGTTGAGCAAGACGAGGCATGCGGCGATAGTCGCAGACGTCATTGCTGAAATCCTCGCGAGCTATCCGACGCAGGGCGAGGACGAGGCGAGGTGGCAACGGCTCGTCATGCGGGCGGTCTTCTCAGGAAGCTTGCTGAACGCGAGTCAGCTCAGGCAGCAATTGGAGAAAGCAGGTATCCTTGCGCCGGAAGGGACGATGAGCTCCGAGTACGGAGTAGAGTAAGCAAGCCACCCGCAAGCGAAGCAGGGGTCGACCGCAGGGTTGACCTCTGCTTTGTCGCGTCCGGACGGAAGGAAAAGCCGTGGATTCGACGGTGACGGTGGGAAGTGGCCATGCGCCACGCTGCGTGGGACGCGATCGTGGCCTATTAAATAGGCCTACGCGCCACTCTGCGTGGCAGCTGCTGCTATGGCCTATGTAGCCCGTACCCGCGGTGGCACGGCAGTGCGTGCGTGCGCCGCGAACGAACTCGAGGCCCACCCGATGCGCGTGCGTGGATGAGCAGGGGGAGGAAAGGCCTACTTTCTCTGTCGAGTGGGCGTGGATGTCGGGACTGGTCAGGGGGGTACCTTCTTTAAACAATTTTTTTTTTTAAATACACACACGCGAGGGCCGGACGGTGGCGGCGGGTGTGGGGTAGAGGGTGTCGGCGGGTGGTGTGTGGGACCACCCATGGATGCCGCTGGAGGGTGGAGGGGAGAGGGGTGGCCGAGAGTTCGTTCGTGGGGGACGCATCCACGCGGGGAAGCAAGGCGGGGAGGGAGGGTGGGCGGTGTGGGCGATTGCCGCAGCGCAGCGGTGGGACGAAGGGTGGAAAGCATCGCCGCAGTGCGTATCAATAAATGATACGCACCAGAAGGAGGGCAGGGTCAATTTCCCATGGCAGGATAGCAAGGGGTGGCGCGGAGTGCGCCGATGGCGACGGGGTCCAATACCTCGGGTGGGTGGGGAGTTAAGTTATGAAAACTATTGATACCGAAGGGTTGAGGGTGATAAATGGGGCAATACGCACGCTGGGTGAGTGGGGATTACCCACGAGATTGGTCATGGAGGCACTGGACGAGAGGTTGGAGGAGCAAAGGGTGCAGCCGACGGAGGTGGATCGGCTGTGGCCGTTGGCACGACGAATCAGTATCACCGAGCACCTTGTGCCGAATGTGAAGGAGGTGGTGACGAGTGCGGCTGGGGTGGATGTGGTGCTGAGTCACGGCAGCGCAGCCGAAAGGCCGACGCTGTCGTGCAGGTTGCAGGTGGGGATGGCGTATAGTCTCACGCCGGGTCAGCGGGATGTCATCCGTGACCGATTCAACATGACGCCGGCACCGCTGGTGGAGGTGATCGAGTGTGCGATGTACGAGGATGGGGTGCACGTAAGGCGGGTCACGCTCAAGTCGTGTGAGCACGTGGACCCGAGACGCCGTGCGGTGATGACGAAGTTTTCCATCGACGCGTGGGGACAGTTTTGTGCCGACGCGAAGCAACGCGATGCCGACCGCGAAGAGGCGAAGGCGGGTGGGCAGGCTGAGTCTGAGGCCACCGGGGACAGGAAGACAGTCAAACCCGTCAAAGCACCGTCAGCGAAGGCGGTCAACCTAGCGCAGCTCATGAACGAGTATGGGGTGGATTGAGGCGCAGTGCGTATCAATAAGTGATAACAACCAATGAAAACTAAAACAACTTGGGTGGATGTAGTCTTGTTTGTCGTCCTGTGCGTAGGCATCGGCGCTGGACTCGCGTGGGCGTTTTGAGTGAAGCTCCCATGGCATAATAGCAAGGGAATCGGGCAGGGAGGTGGTGGCAAGCTACCAACCTTGTTCGACTGGGTGGGGCAGCCAGTATCTGCACCAACAGGGTGGCACGACCTGATTCTTCGTGCCAAACGGGAGATTGCGATAGCTCCCGCAAGGTCAATCGCGTTTCAAACTCATGATTAACAAAGAAGTTAGCACGCTAGGGTTTACGTTGAATGTGTCGGTACCAGCCACGATTGGCGAGTATGACCAGCTGGCAAAGAAAGAGGGTTCAGCCCTTGAGTCGGCGGTCCTGAATGTACTCTACCGGTCGGTGTTCGCGGCCTTCCGGTCGCAATTCGCGACTGCCATCGAGAATAACACGGGTATTACCCGCGCCACCGAGCCGACGGGTAAGAAAATCAAGAACGAAGACGGCACGGAAGAAGATGCCGTGAAGTTCTCCGAGACGGAGAAGGTCTATTTCGACCGCGTGTGCGCCGAGATGGTGCAGAACAAGCAAGCTGCGTCGCTTGAGTCGGCGGCCGCGTCGTTTAACGAGCTGGCACAGTCGACCATTGGGTCGATTGCGTTTGATCCGTCGGAGTCCGTCCGCGAGGCCAGCCAGCCGAAGAAGGTGGCCAAGGCGTACGTGGTCCTCGCGGAGAAAGCCGCCGCCAACGGCAAGTTGGAGTCCCTCGCCATCAGTCTCACCGCCAAGCTCGCCAACTGGCGGGTGGAAGCCACGGTCGACAGCGTGGCCAAGGGCATTGCGGAAGACCAACGCCGCAAGCGCGAGGCACAGAAGTTGGATGCCGAGTACGGCGTCTGAGTTCACAGCGGGGCCGATGGACGCGGGTCCGTCGGCCCTTTTGTGCACTTACGCACGAATAAACACACAAACACACCCACCCATGAGCACCATCAGTAACATAGCTGGACGTCAAGTCCATATCGACAGTCAAGGTCGTGAGACCAAGCAGTCCGACACCACAAGCGTACGACTCAACGGGCCGCACCAAGATGCCAAGTGGGCACGACGGCTGTTGGGCACGGACATCAGTCAGTCGGCCTACCGCTCCGCCCGTATTCGCACGTTGGCACGCACGCTGTTCACACGCTGATGCAAACATTCCTCCCATACGCTGACTACATCAGGTCAGCCAAGTGTCTGGACTACCGACGCCTCGGCAAGCAACGTGTCGAGTGCAAGCAAATCTACCTTGCACTCACCACGCCAACCTACGGCTGGCAGTCACACCCAGCAGTCGTCATGTGGCGCGACAGCGAAGAGTCGCTTGCACTCTACGGTCTCACCATGTGCCTCGAATGGCGTATGCGTGGGTTCTCAGACTCACTCATGCCATTCTTTCGTGACCGCGTGACCTCCCTCGCCATCCCACCACCGTGGCTTGGCATGGATGCGGTGCACGAGTCACACCAATCCAACCTACTGCGCAAGGACCCACAGTTCTACGCGCAGTTCGGTTGGTCCGTCGGTCCAGACCTCCCGTACGTCTGGCCATCACTTCCCAGTCGTAGGTCGCAGGTTCCAAATGAGCGGTCAAACGCCTGCGTAACCTCCGCTTGACGTGGGCAATCGTCGCTGACGCAGCACGTAAATCCTAGCCGACCTGAGGATGTCGTTAAACTCCTTCAATTATTTATGTCCACACAACCACAGATAACCATCGAAGAGTTCGAAGAAGCACGAGACAGTGACCAAGGCTATTGTCTCGTTTGTAAAGACTGGACGCACGACTCAGCCGAGCCGGATGCACGAAACTACGAATGTCCAGTCTGCGAGAAACGTCAGGTCTTCGGCGCGGAGGAGTGTCTACTCCGTGGCCTAGTCGGCTAACTATCCACCCATTTGAGTTACTGGCACGATGCGCGTGACAGTCTCCAGCAGGAAGCTGAAGTCCCGTTATGTCGGGACGCACACCTAAGGCAATTTCCGAGCTGGCGTAGGGACAGTAACATCTGTCCAGACGGCCTCCCGACGGGTCAAACCCCGTTAACTCACCCATTACCTACGCGCGAGTCTTCGTTACCTCGCCCCGGTCAAACGTTAACCACCGGTCGGTCACTTTTCCTATGCACACAATCATCCAACACCTCCGCAAGATGCAGTTTACTGCACATAACGGTCACCAACTCGTCGTCGGGGCCACGGCTCCGTCTGACCATAAATTCCTCGGCAAGCTGTATCCTGCGTACGACGCAGCGTACGACGGGCTGGTCGAACTTCAACTCGCCGAGGGCGGACGACCAAAGGTTGAATCGCTCACCGCGGCAGCGGCAGGTGACGTCCTCAACTTCACCACCGTCGACAGCTGTTTCAAAGAACTTCTGGAGTGTGAACTCAAACTCCGTTCCATGCTGGACTCATTAGCAGCCAACGAGTCATTCGGGACTCAGAACTTCCTCGCACAGCTGGCAGAGGACTCCCTGCGTCGCACGTACCACCTCAACGCCCGACTGGGCTGATTTTTATGTCCACAATCAAATCCAAACAACGTTTATTCCTTGGGCGGGTCATGGCCTGCTTCCCGCAGACCCATGTCCTTGTCCGCTGCGACCTGTCGGATGTCGGGACCGAATGGTCGGTGTATTGCACCGGCTTTCCCGTACGCATGACCAGTTACCAATGGTCAGGCAATTTCAAGACACTCCACGACATGGAAGCCTGGTTCGAAGCAGCGGTGACACCACCGCCGCCGGGTGAACCCGTCGACACAGTAGAAGTTGAAGAAACGACCGCAACCACCACCCTCTAACTCTCCCACTCGGAGTGCATGACGCACTACACACGCTCTAAGCGTTCAACGGCGGGTTTCGTCCCGCGCACCACCATCCTCCGAGTGGACCAATTTACCATGGAAAAGATTATCGAATTGAGACTGGACAAGCACAAGGAACCCCCATCGTCCGCCCGTGTCCGCCGTCGTCTAGAAGACATACTCCACATGGAGCTGTCACTCAGCATAGCACGTGGGGTGATGACTGCAATGGACATGACGATCACTACCTTTTTCACCGTCGAAATCACCTGGCACGGGCACAACGTCTTCCTCGACATACAGTCCAACAACCGCACTGCGATACGTGACTTCCTGAAGACGTACCCGAACTGCTTCGTCGACAGCCAGTTTCCGCAACGGCTATTCATCGGTGAACGCAGCGGCCCTTGCGTGATTATGTGCGTATCAAGAATTGATACGCACCTGGGGGAGGCGACATGAGCATGACGACCTGCACGAATCACAACGACGCCGAGCGCACTGCGTGTCCCGTCTGTCTTGTCACCGCGCTCACCGCCGAGCGCGACCAGTTGCGCGACCAACTCGCGGCAGCACAACACAGGGGAGCCACCGCGATAGCATCGTGGGACGAGGAGCGATATCGAGCTTTGCGCGAGGGAAAAAGGGTGGTCGAGTGGCGTGACCGCGCCGAACGCGCCGAGGCCGAACTCGCCACCGATCGGGCGCGGATGGATTATATCGACGCTCTTTCGCCCAACGATGCGTGGGTCATTTGTTCAACTGGGCCATTCGCAATGGCTCATTTGCGTGCTGGTGATCCTCGCACACTTCGCATATTGCCCGGTATCCGCGCCGCCATCGACGCGGCCATGAGGGAGGGCGCGAAATGAAAAACGAACTGCACTATCTGCGAGAATCACTCGCGCAGCATCGCCGGTTTATCGAGGCCATGCGCAAACGCGCATCAGTTTACGGTTCCGATTTTAGCGGGTCTGTAGAGGTCGATTGCGAATCGTTTCTGCGTGATTTGCCTGCACTTAAAAACTCCACCCACACCGTGATAACTAAAGCATTTTTGAAACGTATCATGAAACGAGCATTGTTGAATATGCGAAAGGAAGCTGCAAAATGAGCGACCATCTAATCGCCGAAGCAAATCGACACGCAAAGGCTCTCACGGATGAGCGAAATAATCTAGTCGTGGAGCTGAATCTACTGCGCGAGTGGCAACGAGAGGTAATACAAAATGCGCAAGCGCACCACGCGGAACGCAAAGATGCCATCGCCCGCGCCGAACGCGCCGAGGCCGCTGAGACCGTTGCGATCGCTCGTTGGAACGGTGCGCTTGAACGCGCCATGAAAGCCGAGGCTGAACTCGCCAAGAAGTCCACTCCATGATCACCTCACACATACACCCACGCCTTGGTCTGCCCAAGTTCCTCTCCTTCGAACCATACTTCAAAGACGCCCTGCTGTCCTTCGACGCTGGTAACGACACCCTCATCACCATCACCGGCGGACTCTCGCCCAACACCGTCGCAGCCCGTATGCGAGACTCCCTCTCCGGTCTCCGTCTCAACGGCAAGGGGCCGAACGCCGACCGGTGGCAGGCGGCAATCGACCCACTCGTCTGGCAACTGTTCTGGAAACACGACGGGCACTTCGTCATCGCTGGCCCCGACCAGTCCATGCAAATCTGGTTCCGCGCACGACGGGCGAAGGGTGGCCTGTCAGCCTCCGCCGCTGTCCACTTCAACGAGGTGCAGGGTGACCTAGCCAAGCACGTCCGCACGAAGACCATCATCCAGTCCAACCACACCCAACCATCCGTCTCAGCCGAAACCCTCCGTGCGAACGACTGCTCGGAGACCGCCGTCCGTCGTATGGTCCAGCTACGCAACGACAACATCATCAGTCAGGCCATCGCCTTCCCGGGTCAGATCGACGCAGCTCTCGTCGCCGAACTCACCGACTCCTTCGACATCGCGTTCCACTACGACGTCATCCGCAATGAAACCATTCTTCTCTAACTAACCATGAACCTTCCTCCCTCCCCATACGCGCACCTCAAGTCCGCCGAAATGGACAAGCTGCAAGCCTACGTCGACCCGACAGACAAGGGTCTTCTCATGACAGTCATCCCAGACCGTAACCTCTACACCCTCCTTCTCACCCACGCACTCAAACGCACAGCCGACTTCATCCGTACCCATGACCTCTCCTTCGACAACGACCCCGACCAGTCCCGCCCCCTCCACTTCACCGTCACCGGCACCGACATCGCCCCCGTCGCCCCCGTCAAAGCCGACGACGGACTTCGCAAACGTCCCACTCCACGCTCTCCTCGGAAAACCGATGCATGACATGACTCCTGACGAACAGCAGCAGTACGTCACCCACCTACGTTCCCTCCGCACCTCAGCCCAATCCTTCTCCAAGTCGCTCAATCTCGGCACCAAACCCGCCAAGAAAGCCTCCACCTCCAAGTCCGAAAAGATTGCCTCGATCGACATCCTGTCTGCCGAGTACGACGTCTAACCTTCCCTTTATGTCCACCATCCCTCCCAACGTCTGGCCAATCCCGCTTGTCGATGACGCTCTCTTCATCGACAATTCCACCCAAGAAAAGATCATGACCTGCAAACGCGCTGGCGGCTACTACGTCTGCCACAAGCGCGAGGGCAACAAGCCGAAGACCGCCCTCGAATTTGGTAAGATCATGCACAAGGCTCTCGAAGTGCGCTACCGTGACGGTTCCCACTACCTCGACGCCACCCTCGCAGCGAAGATGATCGAGGCCGTCAACGTCGGCTTCGCTAACTGGCAACCCGACGCCGACGACTTCCGTAACTACGGCATGGCGGTCGCCGCGATCAAGAAGTACACCGACACCTACCCGCTCGAAGACTTCGACGTCTTCGCCTTCCCCAACGGTGCCAAGTTCGTCGAACTCCCATTCGCCCAACCGCTCGGCACCATCGCCATCAACGCCAAACTCTGGGTCCGTAATCCCGACCAGTCCATCGTCGAGCGACACGTCGACACCATCACCGTCGTCCAAAAGGGCAAGATCGACCTCGTCGTCCAGCGCGAAGGTCGTCTCTACGGTCTCGACCACAAGACCACCTCCATCATGGGACCGCAGTACTTCTCCGAGTTCGAGTTAGCCTCCCAAATCCACTGCTACTCGTGGGCCATCAACAAACTCACCGGCACCCTCCCGTCCGGTTACATCATCAACGCGCTCGGCATCCGCAAGCCGACCAAGACGGGCAACTCCCTCGAATTCATCCGGTCCACCATCCCCATCCACCCATCTCTCGTCGCCGAGTGGGAACTCGACGCCATGCACATCGTCTCCGACTTCATCGAGATGGCACGTGCTGGCTACCTCCCCAAGGAGACCAAGTGGTGCGTCGGTAAATACGGTGCCTGTGAGTTCAAGCCCGTCTGTGGTCTCGAACCCGAGTTCCGCTCCATGTCTCTTTACTCCAACGAATACCGTCCCGTCACCTGGGACCCACTCAAAGAATAACCCACCCACCCGTCCCATGAAATCCTCATCCGTCTTCTCCACCACCGGCTCACAAGCCGTCCTCATCGTCGGCGAGCCCAAGTCCGGCAAGTCCAACCTTGCCCTCGCCTTCCCTGACCCAGCCATCATCGACTGGGACCAGAACCTCGCCTCTGCCGTCCGCCGTGCGCCCGGTAAATCCTTCGACTACTGTCAGCCTGGCGTCACCGACACCGGTGGCCAACGCCTAGAATCCGAACAGTGGGCCTACGCCGTCAAAGAAACCAAGGCCATCTGCGCCGACCCCAAGTACAAGACCATCATCGTCGACGGCCTCGGTCTCATGGCGAACGCCATCTGCAACCACATCGTCGCCGAGGGTCAAAAGGCTGGTCAAAAGACCAACAAGATGGAACTGCAAAACTACGGCGACCTCTCGCGTCTCCTCCGTGGCTACATCATGATGGTCCGTTCATCCGGCAAATACCTCGTCGTCACCTCTCACCAAATCGGCGACAAGGACGAAGCCACCGGTGCCTACCGTTACGTCCTCGCCATCCCAGGTCAATCCAAGGACACGCTCGGCGGTTGCTTCACCGACGTCTGGGCCACCGTCGCCCGACTCAAGGGCATATCTGACGTCGTCTACGAAATCCGCACCAAACCCTCGGGCCAACACATCGCCCTCGGTGCATCCTTCCGGATCGACTCCTCGGTCGACGTCACCAACAAAACCCCGGCGCAAGTCTGGTCCATCCTCGAACCCAAAATCGTCGGCATTCCTCCCGTGCCTATCAAATCCTGATACGCACTCCCCCTTTGCGGGCATCCGCCCGTGAATAACAAAACCAAAACAGCAGTAACCAACATACCAACATGTCACTAGACATCCTCAACGACAACAGTTCAGTCGACTTGACCAGCGTCCGCACCGCGGCACCGATCCTGAAGGCAGGACTGTACCAAGGTGCGCTGACGAAGTGCGCCATCGAACCGAACAAGAAGGCAACGGGTTCCAACATGAACATCGAAGTCACCTTGTCCAGTCCGGCGGAGACAGTCGACGGCAAGACCGTATCCCCGGGCTTCAAGCTCTTCGACACGGTCTCGCTCGTCCGCACGTTCAAAGACGACGGTACCACGGTCTCCTACGACCCTGTCAACCGTCTCGTCGAACTCATCGAGGCAATCACCGGTGAGAAGTCAGGCTCGATGACGCCTCGGCAAATGGTCGAACTCATCCAGTCAGGCATCTCCCGCACGGTTGCCTTCCGCACCAAGGTGGAACAGTCCGCCGAATACGGGGACAAGACCCGTATCCAACGCTACGTTAAACTCGCCTAATCGTTGAACCCTGGACCCGGCGTGGGACTCACCTCCTGCGTCGGGTCTTTCTCTTTACTCATGTCCAATCCATTCACTCCCGACGACGAACGTATGTGGCAGTCAGCTGTCACCGCCGCACAGTCAGTCACCACCCTATCCCGTGACGACATCGTGCGAACCATGCCGCCATCGGACCTCGCTCACTTCGTCACCAAAATCGGCCGCAAGTTCTTCACCGTCGTCTCAGCCGACGGCCGCTCGGTCGTCTTCGACCCAGCCATGCGTCGCCCTTTCATCCACAATAACAAAAAGTTCGCCGAGCTGGTCGCAAAGGAAGTCGACGGCGTCGTCCTCACCCTCGAAGAAGCCATCCGCGTCGTCACCGAAAAGAACCAAGTCAAATGACCTCACGAGACCTCATGACCTTCGGCAAGCACAAGGGTAAACCCCTTGGCGACGTCGACCGTTCCTACTTCGACTGGCTGATGAAGCAGGACGGGTTTGCCGACAAGAACAAAGACCTCGCCAAGTGGATCAAGGACGGTGACGCTGCCGCCGAACCCATCGAGCACGACAACAACGAACAGGAGACCGACCTCTTCCGTCGTGCGCCCGAAGCCTTCAAACACTGGTGGACTATCGCCTACGGTGACCGCTGCCGTAAGCAGGCTGCCCACAACTACATCCCCTTCATGCGTGTCGCACTCGAAGCGTGGCTCCATGCGACGGGCATCCAGCTTGCCGCCCAGAAACCTCAGCCAGTCGCTCCTGCCACCGTCACTCAGCCTTCCCAAACCGACCTCCTCCGCTCCGCCCTTCCACCGTCTAAGCCTCTCAAGGCTGACGACTATCTCACCGAAAACGTTCCATTCTAATGTCCTCACCCATCCGCACCCACGACCGCACCCTCCGCACCCTCGTCCCCGTCGCCTCCATCATCGAAGGCGACCGCGTCCGCGCCGACTACGGCAACCTCCAGGAACTCGCCGACTCAATCGCCTCCGAAGGTCTCATCCATCCGCCCGTCATCGACCTCTCCTACCGTCTCATCGCCGGTGGCCGTCGCTTCCGCGCCATGCGTGACATCCTCAAGCTCCCCGAGATCGAGGTCAACTTCTTCGAGACCGTCGACGACGCCACCCTCCGACGTCTCGACG